AATCCCGCTTCTTTGGCACGTTTAAAAAACTCCTGCTCGTTCGGTATCCACTCACCAGTACGGCTATCGTAAATCTTAGGGCTATTCGGGTCTTTTACGAAGGGTATTGAGCTTTGCGCCGTCTGTGGGGTTTGTGATGTTTGCGCGCGCGCGGGCGTGCTCACAGGGACTTGTGTAGTTTGTGTCTGCGGCGCAGAAACTAAATCTTTAAATTGATTCCAGTAAAACTCAAACTCATTATCGCTTCCTTGTGCGCTTTTGAATGCTTGCCGTGCCTTTTCTTCTGTTGGAAATATCCGCGCAAGTTGTTCTTTTGCGCTTTGTGTTAAATTCCCTTCTCTATCCGATGATCTTTCATTTTGACTTCCTCTTATGCCTCCAGTTATTCCAAAAGGAGTATTTATATCGTAATTACCATAATTTTTAGGTGATGGTATTATTGTAGATTGCGTGCGTGATGTTGGCACAGGTGCGGGCGTATTTATTGCAGTTGGCACAAAAGGTTTTTTTGAGGTTTGGGTAGGCGCGCGCGCGGATACAGGAGTTTTCACTGAATATGGTGGTGCGGATACGGGTTTAGCTTGAGTAAACTTTGATATTTGCTCTGCCGTTCCTATTCTAAAATTAACTCCCTGCTGGAATTTAGTTGACGGTAATCCCGCTTCTTTGGCGCGTTTAAAAAACTCCTGCTCGTTCGGTATCCACTCACCTGTACGAGAATCGTAAATCTTAGGGCTATTTGGGTCTTTTACGAAGGGTATTGCCATATATTTTAATAAACTACGTTATGAAATTTCTATTGCCTCGCTCCCGCTTGAAAATCCGCTTGTATTTCCTAAATTATCTACTGCTTTAATCCAGTAGTATTGCGTGGAAGTAGAGCCGTCAAATTGAATTGTTACTAATTTTAAATCGGAATTTGTATCTTGATAAGCTAAAAGATAAATTCTATTTTTTATCTGTATTATACTTCCGTTATTAACTGCATTTGCAGTATCAAATTCGTAACTGCTTATTGCCGTATCGGTAATTGTCCCGTTATCTGCGATTGTATAAGTATCTAAAAATCCGTCATCATCTGCACCCGTAGAGGAAAAAACAAAAGTATTGTCTGCAATTTTTTTTCCCAAAATAGCAGGCGTAGCAGTTGTAGAGCTTCTTATGGTTTGCGTATCTGTTGCCGCATTTGTGATATTTCCTACTCCGTCTATAATATAAGTATCTATAATCACACTTGAGCTGTCATTGTCGTATCCCAAAACAAAAATATTGCCTGCAACATGATCAATGTATAATGGCGCACCGTTTGTAGTTGTTTGAGAAGAAATAAGCTGTGTATCAACTCCCGTAAAAATACCCGTTGCAGAAATAGTATGGGTTTTTAAATATAAATCGTTATCGGTAGTAGTTTTATAAAACAACAAAATAACATTATTAGAGGTTGGGCTTGGATGTTTAAATAAAACAATATTTCTATTTAAATCAGATGTACTTACCACGTTAACCGTGTCCGCCAAAGATGCTGTAATTACCCCCGTGTTACTTATATTGATTGATGATAAATTAATTTGACCCGAGCTGTGATAAGCTATTGCGTAATATGTGTCAACTGCGTGAATTACATCACTTGTTGTCATATCTACAGTTGAAAATTCATAAGTATCCGTATTTGTAATTGTCCCCCCAGAACTTATCGTAAAGGTTTTAATAAAACCGTCATCGTCTGTGCTTGTAGAAACAGCAACAAATATAATTGTATTTGGTATTTGACATATTCCTCCCTTGTAAGTAAAAGAGGTTGATGCTAAAAATTCTGAAGTGGAAATTGCACCAGAAGAAAAAGGGTCTATATTTCCAGTATTATCTATCCAGTATGTTGCAAGTCTATAGGTACGGGTAAAATCATCAAAAAGAGCAATTAAATAAATTTGATTTGAAATTTTAAAAACTCTCGGATTTCTTATGACGGTATAAGACACTGTAAAAGTATCTATATTCGTAGGAATAATAACCCCGTTTGGACTATCTGCATTATTATTTGGCGAAATATCAACAAAAAGAGTAGTATTGATTGTTGCTATTTTTTCTGCGGTACTACTGTCGTCTGATGTATTGCGCCAAACTTCGTAAGATTGTATATCCGTTTCTGCGTTTTTACTCCACTGTAATAAAACACCAAGAGTAGTTTCCTCTCCAGTTAGTCCCGTTGGCACGGCTGGCGTTGCACCATCATTTACTACCGTAGAAAATCCAGAGATATTTTTTCCGTCAATAGTGCTGGTATCACCTTTTACCACAAGACTATTCATTCTTATATCTTCATCAATTTCACCATAAAGAAGATTCTCCGATGGAATTTCTTTGTTATAAATTGAAACAGGATTATCTGTAATTTTGTATAAATTTTTATCCAGTCCAAGCTGTTCTAACTCTGCCATATTATAATTTCTTAATCTTACCCTCTGTTACCATATTCAATACTTCCCACCCTCTGAAAATAAACGGGCTTCCCGAAGACGACCCCGATAATCTAAAACGTATTCTTGTAAAATCCTTTGCGTTCAATTTATCCACTTGATATAAATCTTTTTGCAAAGAGCCTATTGGTCTCCATTTGTTTGGTGTATCCGTATCAATCTGATAACTTAAATTTCCACCATTTGCGTTTTCGTGCAAAGTACCTATTTCACTGATTGTTTTTTTATTGCTTTTGATGTTAGTGAAATAAATCCAGTGTGTTTGTAAATCGTAAAATATCGCTGTTCCATTGTCCGTTGTACCGTTATCAAATTTAAAAATCTTACCCGCGTCATCTCCTATCAGTTGAATCAAATCTGTTCCGTCATCATAAAGAACAGAGCTTCTTGGCTCGCTTGCATAAGAGTAAATGCTCCATACTTGCGTTGAAATCGTGTAACGCACAACAACATTCGTAAAATCTACTCCTTCAAGAGTTATATCCCCTATACTCCAAAATTTATGGTCGTCATCACTCCACCCGCTTATATTCTCATAATATGAACGCGGAATAGCCCGTACAATATCTATAATAGGACGCGATATTTCTTCTTGTTGCCCGTCAAAAACAAAGTTATAAAATCCAGTCGGGTGGTGATACGAAATGCCATTTTTCCCCTCAATAATACTCTCTTGTGAATATGTGCCTCTGAATATAGAGGGGTCGGGGTCGGTAGAATTTATAGAGAATACTCTATAAATATAGTTATTTTTGAATACCAGTAATGCCCTCGGGTGTCTTTTTAACCCTGTTATTTTATCGCCGTCCTGCGGTGATACTTGAATAAAAGACGTTCCACCAGTAATGGTATTGCTCGTTGTAACTACATCGGAATAATATAATTTATCTGAACTAGCCACTGCCGCCCATACACGAGACCGATAATTTTCTATAAAATCCGCGCCAGAGGGTAAGTCCGCAACATTTATGCTTCCAAAACTCCCCGATCCATTATATGTGCTGATGGCTTGGTTGCCATTTGCCATGAAAATATAGTCAACAAAATTGGTATATCTTGCTTTTGAAGTAGAGGTTAAGGCTGAACGAACAGCACTCCACGATGATCCGGTATAAGAATACACAGAACCGTCCATGTTTGCTAAAGCGGCAAATGTGGTTCGTGCGTTGTTGCGGTATGCCCCAAGTCCTAATATAGCAGAACCGCCTATTTGACTTCCTAAAAGAGTCAAACCTTTACGCAACTCTACAGCTCCCAGACGGTCAAAATGAACATTTAAAGCAAACTCCACGCTGTCTTGCGGGGATAAAACTTCATCTATTGCCGCAGTTCTTATAATTCCACTTTTAAGAAACGGGATGGGAATTGAAGGTATTGCCGCCATTGTTTTTGTACTTATATCCGTTATTAAGCCATTTTGAAATCTCACCTAAAACCAAACCAGCAAGAACAACGTATTGATTTGGAATTTCAATACTCATTAAACTATTAAGTAAAAAATCAATAATCGCGGCTAACCCAACCATTCCCGCGCGCCAAATAAAAGACTTTATTCTTCTCTCAATAATTTTTTCATTTTTCTTATCCATAGATAAAAATTAAATAAATAAATCTAACATGGTACATCAACATTTAAACGTAAATGTTGAGGGCTATATTCTTTCATAATTTGGGCTTCTTTTAATTCAGCCCATTTTTTATAGTCATCGTCTTGTTCTCTTATCATCTGCGGGTTTTTCCGCAGTTTTACTCTATAGCGTATATACGGACGATAAATGGCATAAAACGGTTCATCAAAGGTGTCCGCTTCACTGTTTAAAACTGTCTTTTTTTTATAATAATCAAGCCAAATATTTTCACCCGCCAAGTCGTCGGAAAACGGCTGTGAAAAAGTTATCTTGCTTTCAAAAACAGTAAATTCAACAGGAAGCCCAAAACTCGCGCTCTGCCATACATCTATAGCGGTTGAATGACCCCCGCTCACTATATTTGTTACCCCGCTTATTACATTTGTGCTTTCGTTGTTTGCGGTATAATCCACAACATCTATTGTTCCAGTTACAGCTTCTGCCGCAATATCAACAGCGCCAGATTCGTCAAAGTCCCCGCTTGAAGTGAGAGTGATTGAAGTATCAGCCGCTAAAACCGCACCATTTAGAGTTGTGTGCGCGACACCCTCATACCATTTATTTAAAGCCCTTTTATCAATTTTAAACACCTCATATTTATTGCGTCCAATTCGCAAAGATAATACGTTTTCAAAAGTATTATCACCTCGTATATCTGTTGGAAGAGTGAGCTGAAATTTACCAGGTATAACATCTCCCGCGTCATATTCAAATACGGTGCGAAAACTCCATCGTTTCACACGGACATCTAAATCAATCTCATCACGCCCTTCATCTAAAGCGCGAAGTAAAAATTCTTTTGTCAAAACCTCATTGTCAATTTTTTCTCCGAGAGAAATAAGAGCATCTCGTAGAATCATACCAACAGTCCCTTCCGCATATCCTGTTGCAATAATGCCGTCTGAATTTTGTGATACATTGGTTGTGGCGGAATTGCTGAATTTTGCTCTATAATAATCAGTTGACGCGCCAGAGGTATGATTATAATAAGTTTCTCCAGCGTCCGCTCGTATATCAATAGTTGCTAAATCGGAATATGTTGACCCGCTATCAGTGGATCGTTGTATCACTATTTGGTTGTATGGAATTGTCTGAAATCTGTCTCCCCTGTTATGAGCAAAGTTAGTTATTGCGTTTAAAGTGATTGTTCCAGCTGACGGCGCAGAAGACGCATGAATACGAATAATCTCTGTTTTCTCCGCACCAAAATTTCCCACAACCGCGTATTCACCAACCGCAAACTTTAATCCGTTATCAGCACTAAAAGACGATGCACCCGCGCTTGCATCTGTAATAATAAAAGTACTTTCGTTTTCACCGATGTCGGGATGTTGAACTAAAATCTCTACACCAATTTGCTCACCATATTTTGTACGAATTTTTGGAAGAATTTGCATATCATTCTATTGAAATCTTTACCCAACCTCCAGTATCTCTGTATGTTTCATCTCCATAATTCATTACTCTTTGGTATTTCACCCCATCGTCAATCACTTTTGCCCGCAGTTCAAGCCCCCAGCCAATCGGGCTTTGATATGGCGATTCTGAAATTGAACACGGCATTTTAGCGGGCAAGACAAGCCCAAAGTCGGTATAATTCTCGCTCTGGTCTGTTGGTGTTTTTCCGTCAACATCTTCTGCAACGGTTACATTATCAGCGGGTATCACTGTATGAGTTTCTAAAAGCTGAAAGAATTTATCGCGCGTGTATGTTCTTGTAATCGGATTGCCTTGCTCATCAGTCCCCAAATCTTCCGTTACGTTTTCGTCTTTATAAATCGGCTGTTTTATTTTTATCTGTTCAAAAATGTCATCAAGCAATGTGTCGCAGTCGGTTTGAAGTTGTGTATTTTTTAGAGGCATAAATTATTGGGTTTTGTCTTAAATGAATATAAAAGCTATATTCCAAGCCAAAATTTCTATAGTTTTTTTTGTTAATTTCTCACTGATACTTTCACTGGTAATAATAATCAAATCCTCAATTTTTTTGCGGTTATCATCAAAAGATTTTTTTTGCACTTGGGTTAATGGTTTTTTATTTATTTTTGGATATTTCATATAACTATGAAACGGCAATGCCGTATTTAGGTTTTATAATTGCGTCTTCTGGCTTCCCTTTTGGTATTCTGTCAAAGCCTTTATTTCAACCCTCACAGGTTCTAAACGATTCAACTTCCCTGAATTTTTAAGCAAATCTTTTTTTCTTCCAAATATTCCATAACCATCTTGCCATCTGGTATGACTGATGCCGTCTCTATCACTAAAAGGCTCTAATTCTTTGGTGTCTTTATAGCGATAACACCAAACATATATAGTTTTATTTTCTTTAATCATAAGGAAATAATTTTAAGTGCCTTTCATTCAAAGAATCATCAAAGCGTTTCTTCCAATCTCTCCACTCTTCTCTCATTCTGTCTGCCTCCCCATCTGACAACATACCGATAAAAGACGGGCGCGGATTACATTTCTCGCATCCTCCCGTAAACTCGCAATCACATTTATATATTGTCTGTGTTTTTATATTTTCCATATTTTATTATCAATTAGGAAACGGCAATGCCGTATTTTCTTCCGTAGTATCTAAAAGCCCTTTTTAACTCGCCCGCATTCATTACACGATTATGAAGTGAAGGTTCAGCTATCAATCCGTCAAATGTTCTTGTGCCCCCTGGTTCATTCCCAATATACAAATTGCTTCCAGCATCTGTAACCCTATCTCCAACCCCATTTATGGGTGTCCCGTATGATACTTCTGTTCCATTCAAATAGATATGGATATTTGTGGCTGTCGCTGAACCGTCCCAAGTCAAAGCCAAAATCATTGAAGTCTCCATTGTAACAGCATTATTTGCGGAAACCCTTTCTAAATCTGTAGTCGCATAATCTACAATAAATCTAACTGCGTTAGTTGTTTGAAGAAAAAATAACCAGCCATTATCTATGACTCCATCAGATTTATGTAAAATTCTTCCCGATGTCCCCACAGTGGTAGGTTTAATCACCGCAAAAATCGTCATCGCCGCTAAATCATTGATGGAGCTGTTTTGAGTTATTGTCAAAACATCATCTACGTTGTCAAAACTGATCGCGGGCTTCCCATTTATTTGAACGGCTTTATGCAGTGGTTTCGTTGTTACATTTCCCGTTCCAACAGCGTCATTTTCATTTCCACTCAAATCCGTTGCCTGCCTTACATTATCGCCATCAACAGGGTCTTTCAGCGATACGCCGTCATTCTGGGTTACTGTTGCGTTATCAGTAAGCGTATTCGCCCCCCAACTGTCCGCCCTTGTTCCGCTTTCTTCGCCAAGTTTGAAGTATGCCACTCCTCCGCTTGCGACATTGATATTTGCTCCGTCTGTTCCAGCAATTCCTAACTCCTCAAGCTGTCTGCCATTGCCGTCGTTATAAAGAAAAGTTCTCTCTGCGGCGGTATAAATTTGCTTGGCAATGATAACATCGTGCGACCTGCCAGTTAAAAAGGATGTGGGTATGGAATCTTTAGCCCCTATCCGAAAACCGGCTGTTGTATCAGAGGGAATACCAGTGGTCGCCACACTATTAACCGTTCCGTTATTGATTTGTATGTTAACCGTATTTGCGGTTGCATTATGCCAAAGTACGAAAAAATACCATGTCTGAATTGCAGGAATGCCGAGATTATTAGCAGTTGCGATACCTACTGAATTTCCCGAAGAATCAAAAATCAGAAAACGAAATCTATCTGTCGTTGAAAAATAATCAAGTCTGTACTCTCTCACTGTCCCGCTATTTTCCTGACTAAATATGGCTATTGTGCCCGAAAGTACATCAAAATACACCCACCCCGCAATCGTAAAATCAATATCTCCCATTGAGAGAGCGGCATTGTCAGCAATAGAAAGATACTCACTGTTTAACGCGGTGTATTGGGCAGAGTTGCCTGATTTGACGCCGTTATGCTGAAACGATGAATCAAGCCATAACTTGCAGTCTGGTATCATAGTGAGTCGGAATGTTTTTCTTTTTCTTAAATATGGAAATGACATAATTAGTAAGTCAAATAGGTCAAATCATCACCCACATTAGTAGAAATACGATAAAATCTGTTCAGATTATCAACTGGAATAAATCCAGTTTCATCTCCAGGCCCAAGTTCAAACCCGCTCGTTGTGTCGGTTGTTCCATTCACAGCGGTAACTCCGCTGATACCGATATACACGTTTCCTGCATTAGAAAGAACAGCTTTGAAATTCACCATACTACAAGAAATATCAGGCATTTGGAATGCAGTTGTTGACCCTGTAAGTTCTCCTGTTTTTATGTCGGTGTATTTTTTAATTGAAATTCCATCTGCAACAATATTATCAATCGTTTCAACCGCTGTTTTAATTGCAGAAGTGTCAGATTTAACATTTGCATCTGCAACAGCCACGGCATTATCCCCTACTGCCATTCCACTGCCTGCACCAACTTTCGCGCGCGTATCATCATCAGCATTTTTAATCTCTACTGACCCCACTTCAATATCTCCAAATGTTCCCGAACCCATTGAACTCATAGAATTTTAATAAATTGATAGCACGCAAAAATTACCTTTCCGCATTATCAATTTATTTTTAGGTTACTTTTCTGTATTTGATGTATCCTGTTACCTGTGTTGCGGCGGATAAATTCAAATTAAATGCAGAGTTAGAGGCACAGGTAAGTATTCCTTCAGGATCGTGAATAGTATTTTCCAAAACAAACGGTTGTCCCTCATCAAGAATTACCCTGAATCTTTCCGTTGAACCGCTTTTGAGGATTAAGGTTTGAGTTCCGCCATTTGGATTTACCAAAATAAAATCCACTGCCAAAAAAACACCCGCCCCCGGTGCCGCGATAATTTCGTTGTCTCCACTCGTAGAGGTATTTATTCCTACAGATAACCTTTTATCGTTTGCATAAGGCATATACATAATTTAATTATCCCAATAGAAGCGGTTCTGCTTAAAAAGAGAGCCACCAAGAGAAAAAAAATCTATTAAACAGTGGCAGAGAACGGGGTAACTTCTGTTCCAGAACAATGCGTAACACCCTTTACCAGCCACAAATCAGTCGCCACATCAACTAGTTCAAACCATTCACCTCTTATCACAGCAGAACCACTAGTGGTTCTATTAAGCGTGATGGTGTCATCACCAGCAGTAGCAATCCAAGGTTGCCCTAAATCAGGAGTATCCCCAGTGGATACTGCCCAAATTGTCCCCTCAATGGTATCGCTCGCATCGCCAACCTTAATTATGTGAGAGTTTGTGGTTGCAAGCACGGTAACAAGAAATTTAAGTACTGCACCTGTACCAGTTGCAACAGGTAAGGTAATTACCGACCCCGTAGCAGTATCAAGAGCGATAATTTTATCGCTGTGCAGGGCTACCGTAGCTGATAAGGTAGAGCCACCCGCGACCAACCGTCCAGAAACATCACACGCTCTGTTTAGCTCCAATGCCGTAGCCGCAAGAGTAGTTGTACTGTCATTGAGTGTCGTGTAGGTAAGCACACCAGTAACGAGTAATGTTTCATCAAAGACAACTGCGCCGTCATCAACTTTCAATCCTTCAACATTCGCGCCAGTTGCAGAAATATAAACCGCATAAGCTCCTGTCGTTCCTGCTCCTGTTCGTTGAGTAACAGACAAAACATTTGACGTGGCAGAAATACTGCCAGTTGAATCAATGCTCACTACGTCAGCTCCAGCAACTAATACTCCCGTGTGTGCAATATCTATTGCATTGCCTTCTCCAGATACACCTGTACCCGCAGAGCTGATATAAATAGCCCTGCCAGCCACATTTGTACCCATTGCAAGGCTTATTGCCTCACCTGTCGCCGCAGAAGTCCCAAAGGTTACATCAAGTACATTTCCAGTAAATATGCTATCAATATCTACATTCCAGATATGTCCCGAACTTGTAGAGGTTGAGGTTATCTGAAAGACATCCACCGCACCCGCGCTAGAATCGGTAATGGTGAAAGCGTCTGCTGTTCTTGTTCCTGCTAATGTGTAGTTGCCGAGTTTTGCCGCTACGGCGTTAGTCATATTTACCTCAAATATCGTCCCGGTTGAGGCTTGATTAGTCGCAAAGTCAAATATATTTCCTGTATGAACACCACCTGTTATGTCAATGTCAATGAGTGGCGAGCAAGCCGCTCCTGTCAAAGTTGAAATATCAATGTTAAACAAAGTTCCACCCGCGCCTGAAGCAAACGTATGATCAAGAGTGAAAAGGAATAATTCCCCAGTTCTTGCACCAGCCGTATCAACAGTCATTACTTTTCCAGCAATATTAGACGAACCAGTTTCTAGGTGAACCAATCCGCCGGTAGTGCAAGCGCCAGTCGCAGAAACAGTAAGAACATGTCCTGTAAAAATACCAGTAGTTTGAGAGAATAAAACTATTCCATCAATGCTTCCTGTTTCTACTGTTACAAGGTCAATGATACTGTCGGTTCTTGCTCCCGCGCCTGTGATAACGAGCGCGCCGCCAGCCACATTATCAGCCATTACTACTTTTAGGGCATCTCCTGTATCAGCCGCTGAATAGGTAATATCTATAATATTTCCAGATCCAACTCCCGAAGAATTGATGTCAAAAACATGCTGTGTTCCAGTATTGGAGTCGTTGATTTCACAAAAATCAGTGTTCCCTAATGAATCATAGGTTACAGTAATTAAGTTTGCTGTTCTGGTGTCGCCCCCTGCATCCAAGAATAAAAACCGAGCCGCTACGCCTAAGTTCATGTCAATTGCCATTACATCGCCAGTTGCTGCCGCACCAAGTGCAATATCAAGAACATTCCCCGTGTAAACCCCAGTAACGTCAATATCTATCCAAGGACTTGCGGAGGCACCAGTCATTGTAATATTGGCATCCAAAAATGTACCTCCTCCTCCCGAAGCAAATGTGCCATCAAAAGTTGCAAGAATTGTTGCAACTTCTCTTGCGCCCGCATGGTCAATGGTGATTGCCTTATATGCAACACCAGCATCAAGGTCAAGATGTACAAGCCCCCCAGTTGTAGCCGCCGCAGATGAAGTGAGCGTAACAACATGTCCTGTAAAGACACCAGTTGCGTCTACCCTCATAATTCCGTCCACGCTTCCCGTTTCAGAGGTTGATACTTCAATAAGATTATCAGTGCGAATGCCCGCACCTGTGATGTTTAAAGCGGCTCCTGCGATGTTGTCCGCCATTACCACATTGATTGCGTTTCCTGTGTTTGCCGCAGAATAGGTAATGTCCAAAAAGTTACCCGAAGCAGTCCCTGAAATGTTTACATCAATGTAAGCCGCGGAACCCGCACAGTCGGTGATAATTTCCACATATGGCTGTGTGCGTGTTTCTGTCGTGGTGTCTTGAATGCGAAGCGAAGTCGCCGCAACTGCCCCATCCATGTCCAAGAGAATTAAATTTCCTGTTGCCGCCGCAGAAGTAACAATGCTCAAGACATCTCCAGTATAAACACCAGAAACATCTATATTGATAATATCAACATTTCCTGTCGAAGAATCAGCGATTGCAATTGCATTATCTGTTCTTACTCCAGTTCCGCGAGTGATTAAAATACCTCCTGTTGAAAGACCAGCCGCGTTGTCAAATGTCAAAGATATTGCATTGCCTCCTGGCGAACCAGTGTAAGAATTTGTGTAATCAAGTCCCGTGCAAGCACCTGAACCCGAGGCATTTATGTCAATAACACTGTGCGTTCCAGTAGAATCCGCAGTAATTAAAAAATCCGCTGCTGTTCTTGCACCCGCCGCGTTATCAACGTGAATTGCGGTTGCACCTACGGCAGAGGTCATATCAAGATTTATAGCCCTGCCTGTATGCGCCGCCGAAAACACTATCTCAATGACATCTCCTGAACCAGCTCCTGACTTATTTATAGTCAAAACATTTAACGCTCCAGCCGAAGCGTCATTAAACACAATAGCTCCGTCATCTATAGTGATGGTATGTCCTGAACCATAACTTGCATCCAGCGAACCGCCAGCTCCCGCCGCACCTAATGTTGTAATGCTTGTTTTATTCCAAAAAACAAGCTGGTTTGAAGAATTGGTATACAATCCCCAGCCTTTTGAATCATTCACCAGGGGATTTGACGAATGCGATTTATCAAAACGTAATATACCTCCCCGTAAATTTATATTTCTCGGAGTGGAATATGATTTACTTGCTATAGTTGCCATAAAATTGTTAAGGGTCGGGTGTATAGAATATTGGGGTATTCCCCTCACCCACTTCCCGCCCTTATAAAGTTAAAATTATTAACTATGATGTTGTGCTGTCTCCCGCGCTGAATACCCATGTCCGTGTCACGTCATTGTGTCCCTGCTGAAAGAGAGTATGTCCTGTGAATTGCATTTCACGAGTTTTTGCAACGATATTTACAGGGTCAACATTATTTCCCTCTGATTCTATGTGTTGAAATCCGTATCTATCTGTGAGTGCCGTTGAAGAATCAAACATTCCCCAATAAGCATCTTGAGAAAAAAACGGAGAATCAATAATCTTAAACGGAGGAGTTCCCGCACCATCGTTATCGTTTGACTCTGGAATTTGTCCTTTTTTGATTGCACCTAAAATTTCCATTGCTTTCATATGGACTGAAGAACCAGTCTTACAGACGAGTGTGTCTAAGCGTGCTGGGTCTGGATTTCCTCTTGGGTCAACAAACAAAGAGGCTGTTCTGATTGCCGCCTTATATCCCGAATAATCAAATGGCAAAGAATAAGTCGTACCATCGTAAATAACATTATTCATGTTTGATCCCCCACTCTCACTCGTATGAGCCGTACTCCACGGTTCAAGCCCGTCTCCGCCTGTGACCGTAATGGTTGTACTTTTCCCTACACCTGAATGCGCATAGGTTGTATTAAACCCATTGGTAATCCGTTCAGACGCCAACTTTTCTTTTTTACGGCTTAATGACCGATTTATTTCCTGCGATATGTTTTCAAGATTTCGTTTTTTAATCGCAAACTTCCAAGTCATATATGACATTGGATACATCACATGAACTTGTTGCTGTGTATACGTTTGGTCATATCCCTGCACAGGCACGTCTTCCAACATTTCCGCATTTTCTGTTGTAAATTCTGCCTCTTTCAAACCAGAAAGAGATGAATCCTTCTCTATGTAATCTTCGGTAGTGCGGAAGTTGTAATACTTCTTAAACTGCATATCTATTTCCGCGTCTTTTTTGAAGATTTTTTGTATTGCCAGATTAGTCGCATCGGCAACTTGTCCTAAATTTAGTGGTGAAGCCATATAAATTTTTAAAACAAAAATAAAACAATAAGACAAAAGCCTTATGCTCTATCCTGTCGTGTTACAAACTCAATAATAATTTCCTTGTCTCCTACCGCTCCTAATGTATCAACCTGCATAATAATCGCGGCGTCTGATGTGGAATCAGTTCCTGTGTTGTTCACAGTATTCTCATCGGTCAAAACCATGCGATGAAACCTATGCTCGGCATTGCTGTTATTCGCACTGCCTACTTTAAATTTGTCCTTATCTATAATTTTCTGATACTTTACCTTGGTATCCGATGTGGTCGTTGCCTCTGCCGTAATTCCAAGTACATCTTCCATTGAAGTAGTTGATGTTGCTTTAATTGCAACAAAGTTGGTTCGGTCGTAAGCGAGGCAATCTCCAACTACCAAAGCAAGAGACGATATGGTTGTGTCATCAAATCCTCTGTCGCTCCCTGAAATACGTTCAAATCCCGCCATATAAATTTTGCATTAAAATTAAAAAAGGCTCGTGTAACGAGCCTTCTTAAATGTTTTTGCGTTATGTTACACGTTAAAAATCATCTTCACTAAAACCCTTAAATTGCACTCCACCAGAAACAAAATTTGTCGGAACATTACTTTTAGGTTTTCCCTGTGATGATGAAACCGTGCCTCCTGAATGTGAAACGCTTTTAATTTTTTGGGTTTGCGCGTTAAGATTATTTTTTTGTGATTCTTTAGTCGGAATTTCAGATACTCCCAATTCTTCCGATACGTCTCTATGAACCTTCACAAAAATGTTCTTAATCTGTGAAGGAGTTTTTGATGAAAGATTATAATCAGATTTTATAATTTGATTGAATAATCCCCACCGAACATCGTTTATGTCGTTTTCCGCTTTGTATTCCGCATGTTCATTTAAAAACTCATCAAGAAAATTATTTACGGCGCTCGCATAGGTATGTTCTTTTTTGACATATCCCTTCTGTTCCGCAAGAACATCTATCGCTTCCTCCATTACCCTTAACTCATCTTCAGTATAAGATTCTTTTAATTTTTCAAGTCGTTCATTGGTGGAAGATGATACTGTCTCTGGAGGTTCAGCAATGTTTTCTATAATCTCTTTCTTGTTTTTTTCGCGGAGACGTTCACGCAAACGCTCATTCTCTTTACGCAAACCAAATTCTCTGTTCGTTTCACCCTCAATCGGCTTTTTTGGCAAAGAACTATCAGGAATTTCTTCCTGTTTTTTCTGGATAATTGGTAATGTTTTTTCTTGTTCAAAAATATCAGGAGGAACTTCTACTATAATTTCGTCATCATCTTCTGTTTCCTCCTCAATAGGAGTTATTTCTTCAACACCATGATCAATTTCCAGCTCTCTGTTTTTTTGCTCCATATTTTTACTTCCGTTATTTTGAGTTCCCCGAAGACGGGAACATGGGCAAAGGTCTTTATTTAAAAATAAAGGTTTTACTTCTTTTTTTTACTTCTTTGAAGATAAGAAGGCTTTTTTAAAACAAATACCCCTGCTTTCAAAGCAGGGGTATAAGGCGAATACTCTTTTAAACAACATTGATGGTGAATGTCAAAAGCGTAATCGCCTCAAACCTCTTTTTTGAAGAGCCATCAATGTTGTTATAAGTTTTCAAGTTTTTCTTGTCTTTTTTATTATTCTTGTTTTTTCGCTTCCTCAAGTTTTTCTTTCAGCGGAGTAACCGTTCGCACTTCGTCCATTGCCCAGTCAGCTTTTTTGTCTTTTTCCTCAATAGAAGAGACAAGCAGTGTAAATTGCTCATCAGACAATTCAATTTCTTTCTCATAATCCGTGTCTTTCCATGTAATCTGATTCCCTGTGGACACCAACCCCACTTTTTCTCTTTCTTCCTGCAAAACGGCGATTTTATCAGTAATTTTGAGAGCGAGATTAAGCGTTTCAAGTGTTCCTTTTTTTTGATTCAGAATAGATAAAATCACTAAACGCTCCCCTATTTTCAATGATACTTTCTTCATAAAATATATTTTAAATGTAATTAAATATTATTATTTTACATTATTTCTTTCTATCATTCCTTGTATGTCTTTCATTGTATCCATAATCTCTTCCATTTTGTACATCATATCGCTCATTTCAGGTTTTTTCGCAGACATTTTCTTTGATTTATTTCCTTCAGGTATTGACCTCATAAACCCATTGGTTGTTTTAACGTCCCTTCCGATGTGTTTTGCGTGTTTCATGGATTAAGTTTTTAAATTATATTTTTTGTCATACCGCAAGTTTTGCGCCACGAGTTTACACCAATCCTCTATTCCTTTTGCGATGTTGTGCGCAGACAAGGCCTTGCTTCTTAAATCTTGTTTATAAAATTGTTTCTCCGCATCCGACCTGTTAGAGAAATTCCCTGGTACAAAAATTGTGAACATAATACCTCCCTTTTCTCTTCCTTTCTCATCGGTTTCTGGAAAATTTAATCTCGCTTCAAATCCGTCAGACGTATCAAAAATTTTCTCAAAAACTTTCTGGTACTGACTTGGCATAAACGAATTTTCGTCTCCCGATCCTTGCGGCTCTGTACTTGGATTGTCTTTAAGTTTCCCCGCCTGTTGATTTTCTAAAATATCTAAAATGCGATTTTGTGTATTCTCTACTGATTTTTTAAAATCTTCAAATTCTTGTTTAGAAATAACTTGATTGCCTTCCTGCTCTCCTCCATTATCAATATCTTGAACTTGTTTTTTTGGTCGTCCTCTTTTTTCTTTTTGCTCTATATCCATATAAAATTTATTTTTTGCCCCCCCTGCAGAGAGGACAAAAAAAAGAAGCAACTATAAACACAAAAATAATTTCCTTTTTGTATTTAAAAATTGCTTCAAGTTAATAATATCATTATATTTAAAAGTGTCAAATACCATGTTTTTTTTTCATTAAATTTTTACGATTATCCAAAACAATTTTCTGGATTGTCATAGTCGGGATAAAAATACTGTAATCATGGTATAAAATCTCTCCTTTTTTCATGTCTTTTTTCAACCGTAGCTTTAATCTTCTGTTAAACCGTTCAGTTTGTGTGCTTTGGACTGGGATAATTGACTCTTTTTGTTCTTCTGTAGAAAAGAGGAAAAGGATTTGAAAAATATGCTCTCTATCAACAATCACTGACTGTTTTTTCCCCCCGTCATAAACAGTAAAACGGAACTTTTGCGCTGGTTTAACCGCTTCATTCCAATTTGCTTCAATCGTTAATGCCCCGTCTTTGAATTGAACGTAATCGTCAATCATCTTTTATCTCTTTAAACTCTTTAAAAGATTCTTCTAGCATAATCAAACGAATTTCAAAGTTAATAACTTTTTTAGCGTTAATATCTTTTTCAGATTCAAATTTGTAAGCTACCCATACAACAAAAGCAATACACAAAAAAAGAATAGCTGATACAAATAATTGTTTTAAAATTTCTATCCTTTTCTCTAACCTTTGCTGATATAAATAATAAATAGATTCCATATTTAATTATAAATTTTTAGCCAATTTGCTTCAATCGTTAATGCCCCGTCTTTGAATTGAACGTAATCGTCAATCATTTTTTTATATTTATATCATATTTGCAGTCTCTCAAGAGTAATCCCATCTTCTCCGCACTATATTCCAAGACGTGGTCTTGTATATATTCTTCTTCTTTAAGCTCTTTTTTAATTTCTCTAAAAATTAAAGCTACAAACAGAGAAACCAATACAGAAACAGTAGTTGATAACAATAAAAGTTTAAAAATATTCATAATTATAAATTTTTAGCCAATTCCTCTAAATCGCTGAAAAATTGCTCTAAATATCTCTTGCCTCCTTCTGCTTCAGCTAAATACCACATCGTATCAAACTCCGTATCTCGTTTTGCACTCGGTGAACCAAAATTTATCTCTTTGAAATCTCTCAAAAATTCTTCCATCGCAGACCAACGCGGGTCTTGCATAAGCCCTAAAAGTTGTTGTGCTGTCCGTTTGTCTACCATAATTTTATATAATTTCTATTTTATTCTTTGGTAATTTTTCAATATATTCGTATGGAAAAGGATTATCCAGATAAAAAGGAAATGAAAATGTCATACTATATTCGTCGTCATTTTTGTTTATTTTTTTAATTTTAACACCTTTATTGTTTATTCCTAACCATCCGTTTTTTTTCTGACAAGCGCGAATAAGCGCATTTATACATTCTTGAATAACATAAGATAATTTTTCTGTAGATATTTCTTGACCATTATCAGCCGATAAAAACTTTTTCTTAAAAATATAAGAAATTTCTAAATTTGATTTTGATTTTCTTGTTTTTTTGTCTTCCATACATTATCGCGCTTTCTCAATTTGACCTAAACTCGCCCTTAAAGGATTGGTTACCTCGTTCTGCGGAACAACTGTTTGCGCTTTAGATGATGGCAGAGGTTGTGTTCCTTGTCCGCCTTCCACTGGTTCTTCCTGATCAACCATAAGCTCTTGTTCGGGATTCATTATCTGTTCCATCATTTGAGGATTTTTTTCCATTTCTAAAACTTCATCAGGAAGCCAATTCTCTGGCTTCTCATCTTGTATCTCAAGTATCTGCCGTACTGGCTTCAAGAGTGCGACCGCCCCTTTAGGATTAATCTGCAAAAACTGAATAATCAGCTGAATTACAGGCATAATTATATTAAACAACTCAAGTTTTCTCTGCCTATCAATCTCTTGAGACGGCGCAATCATGGATTGTACCTTTACGGTTATAACCCCTTCCCACTTTAATTGATCGGGCAGAATGTCAACACCCACCTGAAAAAACCTGTCTTCTGGTGATTCAATCAGCACTCCTTCCCTGTCTTCCGTAAGCGATAAATCCAACACAGGAAAAAACTCTGCGGAAATACCCTGTTCGTCAATAGAAAGTTCATTAGGTGTCAATTCTCCTTCTTTGGTTCGGTTAGCTGAACCTTGACTCGTTGTAACCTTGACGGCTCTGTTTCCAGTTTCTTCCTGATATTCATTCAATTCATTCTCATCAACAAATTCAAGAACTTCAGGAGTAGAGTATATTTGGCTCATCCACGATAAGGATATATACGCCTCATCTTCTATTGCCTGCGCTATGTTTGTGAGCGGAATATTCAATCGCTTAAGCGCGGCATCCTTCGCGTGTAATACCTCACCCAATGTCTTCCCTTGAACTTCCCCCTGCAAAGTAGGTGTTATCCCTGTGTTTTCGTCAATTCTTTCTTGAATAAATTTCAGCCCCTCAAACCCTCTTTGGTCATATTGAACCTTGACTTGCTCTATTGTTGTTCCCGGCAATTTTTGCTTAATCAGTCCGGGAGAAATTGTTATGTCTTCTTGTTTTGCCCCGCTGTAAAACAACATCGGATATATCGCCATAATCATCTGGTCAAGGCTCATATTCATAAGACGATCATATAAAACTTTATCATGCTTTATAATCTCATATAATCCTATTCCATAAGGAGTACGTGGGTTCCGTTCAATCCAATACGTCCACCAACAAGATAGTTTTTTACTGTCATTGGGTAGAGGAGAAAAATATAGAACTATATTCTGTTTAGGAATAAAAATTGAGTATAAATCCTTGTTTTTACTTTCGTAAAATCCAACTGTGATTATGTCATTTCGGTCAACTGTTTCTTTGTTATTCTCAATATTGTATGTCTCGGCTGTACGGTATGCCTGTCCTTTTTCTACATATTTCGCGTTATCATAAATTTCAAAAATTCTTTTAAAACTATCTTTTGAATAATCTTTTTCAAAATACCAATCGTCCATGCTGAACGGATCGGTTAGATTGGTCATGTCGTCAATCCACGTACGATACGGATCAAGCTTCTCCCTGTATACATCATTGTATTCAACAATTGTCTTTTTCTTATATTTATTTTTTGACGGATTTTCATTCAATGAAACTAAAATTCTACCCTCTCGTGATTCCTTGCGCGGATATGTCCGACCTATTGCCCATCCATATTTTGCAAGGTCAAAAATAAATAATTTAAGCTGATTCGTGGATTTACCTTTGCTCCAGCTTCGTCTCCAAAGCGCCTGCGCCATCCCTGCTGTATTTTTATACTTTTCTTTTGTCGCTTTAAAAATTGCTTCAGGGTTACGATCAACAAGAATTGATAACGCAGTTTGTATCTTAACCAATAAAGATGGTTCGGATATATCGCTTCTCCACTCTTCACCTTCTTTCCAGTTTGCCCGCTGAATACGTGAGCCGCGCAGTCCCGTTGACTCGTCTTGAAGAAGATATACACCTCCGCTTTTTTGCCATAATTTTGACGACAATAATCTCGGCTGATATTCTCTGTCCGCCTCACGCATAATACTTTCAAAGTTGATTCCATCAAGAATACTCTGCTTTGACTTTTTCAAAACTTCAATGCGAGAAATTAAATGTGTCTGCACATCTAATTCTTCACCCTGCGGATTATATGCTTGTACGGATTCGTCTTCTTGTTTTAGGTTTTGAGGCATAAACTATTTTTTGTATTTTATCCGCTGACTTATGCAAATAACCGCATTATTCTCTTTATTATCTTTCGGAGTTGAAATAAATTCTGGTTTTCCGTCTTTCCAAACAAGGGAATAATCATCTATTACTATTTTTTTTTCTTCTTTTTTGTATGTAATCCAAAAATTGTCGTTTTCTCCAGCAAGAATTTCCCTTGAGAATAAAACATTAAAATTTCTTAACAAATTTCTAATACCCTTTTTAAAAGAAAATTTTCCCCCTCGCCTTTCTTCTATTACATCAAATCGTAAAACTCTTAAAATAGTATTCATTTTCGCTTCTTTAAAGTACTTATATTTTTTGAAATTGTCTTTTTTGACTTTCCTTTTTTTAAAGGCATAATTTTAATGTTAAAAAAATTAAACATACTATATTAAAAATAATCTTCCTGTTTTATCACTGCATTTTTCTTATGATAAAGCGCATCCAACCGCGCCCTCACATATTCTTCACCTCCCCATCGTATTTCTTTTTTAGGCTCAACGGATTTATTTTCCCGCACTGTTTGCAAGCCATACCTTAGGGCGTCCGCGCAATGGTCTTCCCCATCAGTATCTAAATCATCAACATTACGATCGTCATGCACCATTGCGGGAAGAGTACGAATGAGATTATGGCACGAATTGAAAATTTTCATTCGCGGCGGCAAAACATCGTTATACCGCAAAAAGGAATGCACAATAGCCCAACCCGCTACCCTGTCCTTACTACAAGGTATCAGTCCCTGCACCCCTTCTCGCATATACAGCTCCGCCATTGTCTCGGGCAATCCCAGCTTACTCCACGCAGAACTATCCATCACGGTATATTCATAATCTTCGGAACATGATAATCGTACTATCTCGCGCGCGTGCTCGTCAATGTCCTTTCCGGTCGCATAATATTCTCTATAAGCGTAAGCATTACCATCGTAATCTACCGCAAGCCATAAACATGCAGTAATGCCGTGATGTCCGCTTATATCTATTGAACGAAATTTTTTCCATGTTTCTGAAATTGTAAACGGCAAAATTACATGAACAGATTCGCTGAACTCTGTAAAAAATTGCCCCTCAAATATATTCCAATCTCCATCATAATATGCCTTTCTTTGTTTTTCAGGGAGTTTTTTAAGATCTTCTAAATAGGAGAAAGAATTATATGGGTTGTCCGACGGAAGAGATTTTACGAAAATAACTTGAGATGGATCAGGGTCTTCAATACCAAAATCCCTATCAATCCATAATTTTTTAACCCACAAATGTCCAATTTGACCGGGGTTAGTCGCACCCCAAATTCCTGTAAGCTCTATCTTAGGCCATCTTACAATGCTTCTGAACTGATCTAAAATCTCTCTTTTGTTTTTGGTTAATTCGTCGATAGCGGCAACCGCGAATTCCGATGAGGAATATTTTGAACTATCGTCAAGATTACGTAATGCAATCACTCCGCCACCGAATTGTTTATGAATTTTAAAACTCATTCCTTCGGTCTGACTGTCCGAGAGTTTTCCGAGCCAATCAGGAAATTCTTTATCAATTTTAGTGATTTGCCGATCTTTAAGCGCGGGATAATCCTCGCAGAAAAGTCCGACCCTTACTGATAGATGTCCCTCCTTCGCCCAGCGAACCAGATGACGAACCAGCGCCCAGCGCAAAATATAACTCTTGCCCCCCCCCTTCGCACCGCCATAGAGACAATACTTTTTTTCATCAACGGCTTTCAAAAATTCCATTTGTCGCGGCGTTGGATTGATCAGTTTTCTTAATGAGATTTCTTCTTTTTTTTTTGGTACATTTTTAAAAAAAATTACAAATCAATCTGTAAAATCACCTGCCTTACGTCTACCTCATGCGTATCGCGCCACCCCATTTGCTTGAGCGAAAAAATCGCCATTGCGGGATTGAGTTGTCCGCTCAATGTGCCGTGCTCCAGTTGCGCCTGTTTTTTAGAAATTAAAAAATCATGTATAAGAGAAAGTTTTTCATCACCATTTTCAATTCTCGTAAAAAATCTCGTTTTGGGTACTCTGTTTTTATAAAAAAATTCATGCAAAATCGGCACTGTAGTAACCTCTGTATATTCTTCTAGCTTCTGCCTGATTGCGACCCAGTCGTAATGTGTATAATCTTTTTTAGATAAAGTTTTTTTATAAATGCCACGCTTCCCGCGCAATTTTTTTTGCGGAATTACCGCTAAAGTTTTCATACACAATTTTTTATTTTTTGTAGAGTACTAAATTTAAAATCAAAACAAAGACGATACAAAGTACCACATTGCCCATTCTCTCGCGTCCTAGCGCATTGTAGTGCGTCATTTTTTACCAATTTCCTTACTTTTTGTCAAAAAACCCCTAAATTACCGCTCAAACTAAACAAAAAGTTATCCACATAGCGCAATCGGTGCGCTATTGACATAGCGCAATCGGTGCGCTATCATATATATAGATGAGAGCAGGGACATATCACACACGACATAGCCCGCCGCTCGGATCATCTACACGGCATATAGAGCCGCCTAGCACTATCCCCGATCGCCTCAACAGCCACAAGGGACGCGCCAGACGGCTCACGACATGCCACACACATCAGCTCATTGACATTATATAATCACAGACAATCTCAACGGCTTTTTTTATTTTAAAAGTTTTTGAGAAAATTGTCAAAAAAAATATGTATAAGCAAATACTAGTTTGCGATTTTTGTTTCTGTGGCTCTCTCTATGAAGATGAAAACATCGCGCCCTGCCCTTCATGCGGTAAGGATATGTGCGATTATTGTAGCGCGGGTATCTACGAAAAAAACGAATGGAAATCTTATTGTGTATATTGTGCGGATTTGAAAGAAATGAAAATGGATATGTCAAAAAAAATCTAAAAGTAATACTTAATGAATATCAAGGAAGCATATATTTCATTTTTTTAAAAAAATAATTTAATTGTCAAAAAAATATGAACGAGGTAAACAAAGTTTTCGCAGAACTTCAAAAAAAAGAAATTGAAAAAATAATCAATGTAGTAGGGTACGGATCTGCTGGTCCGGGCGCGAGAATATACATAAACGATGAGCTCGCAAACAGGAAAGAGTATTATATCGGCGAAATTGGAGAATATGAACTTCTGCGAGATGTCGTAACGGAAATTTCTAAAAAATATGACACCAACGGACACTTCTGTGCGATACGCGACGCAAGGAGGGAAGCTATATTACAATATGAGGAAGACGCAGAAGAGATACACACGCAAAACAAAAACACCTACTACGGCTATTGTATGAACGGCGGAGGCGGAAGAAAAGAATTCCGAAAAATGTATAAAAAATAAAAACTAAACACCTTCCCTCGCGTCCCGCGATGCGGGGGAAAAAATTAAAAACATATGAATATAAAAAAAGTAAAAGTAACAAAAGAAAAATATATGGAGATGTTAGAGGTTTTGCCCCCGCGACTATTGGAGGATAACGGCTTTCTTGTGGGAGAACCTTACGACCATAACGAAAAAGGTACACCACGCTATGACTGTTATATACAGAATAGCGAAGACGAATGCTATAACATGGGTTTCAAAACTTGTGGGGAATTTCGTCAAATTCTAAAGGCTAGGAAAATAATCACATAATTATACGCATCCCCGGCTGTCCGCAAAGCTCGCCGGGGGAAATTGTCAAAAAAAATATGTCTTACGATATAATTCACGCAATTAAAATAAAAAATAATAAAGTTGAAATAAAAAGTTGTTGCAATAATGTGTATCCGAGAACTCCGCATGTTCAAGAATGCATAAGCCTTTCTCGTATTTTTCAAGAAAAAGGAAAACAAGCCCTAGAGTTGGAAATAATGAAAGAATATGAGAGCGGCAATTTTCAAGCAGGTGCTAAAAATAAATACCATAGAGCATTGAAAATTCTTTTGCATGATCCTGAATATGAATCCTATGATTGGCGTAAAGATGTTGATGATACAAAAAGAGAAAGCAAAGAATTTGATGCTTTGTTGATGGAAGCATTATCAGCAAAATTACCGAAAGAGAAATTTATGATAACAAAAATTGCAGAAAATGGTAGAAAAGTTTATTTTGTTATGAGAAAAAACTCTAACTCCTGCAGATGGTATGAAGATATAGAAAAAGCAAAATGTTTTGACTATGAAACTGATGCAGAAAAATGCAAAAAATGGTTTACGTCAAGCGAGGTATGGAATATAGAGAAAATATAAAAAAGGAAACTTAAAAACTTAACTCAAAAATAATATGCAGGAAGAAAACTGTACAACGTGCGGGAAAAAACTCACGTGCCTCTCGTGCAGAACACGAAAAGCAAGAAACTCGGTCAAAAATCATGTACGCGGAGATTCCGCGTACTACTCCAAACTTGGAAAAAAAGGAATGAAAAAACGATGGGAAAATCATAAAAAACTTAACCCAAAAATTATATGTCAAAACAACGCTCAATAAGAGGGACGTCAATCTATCAACTCCATTATAATCCAATATGGAAATGGAAGTGAAAGAGGAAATGGGGTAAAACCTTATATAGAGAATAATAAAATCAAAAAAAAGAGAGTCCATAACGCGGGCTCTTTTTTTATTTTGCGTTTCTGTTTATCAAGAAAACATTCAGGGCAACCCCCAGATATAGAAAAAGAAGAGGAATTATGTTTTTGGCATTTCAAAGCACACCATTTTGTAACTAGTTTTCTTCCTGCGTCTTTTCCCTTTCCTTTTTCTGTATGGACATGCGAAACTTTGAGTATTCTCTTTTTCCAAAAACATTTTAAATTTTCAAATATCATTTCTTGTATTTCTCCAATCTTTTTATCATAAAATCTATAATTTCAGATCGTTCCTCATCTGAAAGCCTGCGGTAATCCCCGCCCGTAGCCTGCTCACTATTATCTAATTCTCCATCATATCCTTCCATTAAGTTTCCATCTTCATCAATGCTGATAAGCCCGCAATGGGCATAAGCTTTTCTTCCCGAAGAAAAAACTAACTCACTATCTATAATTTTCATATTTTTTTAAGATAAAATTTAATCTAAAAATCTCACAATACCCCAGCCCACATCACCATAAATCCTCTGATAGGTTTCCTCGTCAATTATAAAACGTAAAACACCTTCCTCAAACCGATAAACCTCCGCGCGCGCGCGATACTTGTACGGCATTCCCTCAAACATGCCGCGATTGTAATCCATGCGGCAACGCTCTGCGCGTTCTTCCACCTTCTCGTCTACACGATTATTCCACAATTCACTATCAAGATAATGGCACACCTCATGGATCATCGTCTGCCGAACGCCAGCCCAGCCAAATTCCGCAATACCTCCGGAGTCGCTGACAAAAACAGTCTGATTGTTCCACGTATAACAGCCACCGGAAGGCAACGCTAAACCGCACGAAATTTTAAGTTTTGTAACCGGCACAAACTGAAAATCATGTATTGGCATGTTCGCGGTAATCTCATTCATTGTAAGCTCCCATTTCGTCCTTTTCCATTTCTCGCCGAGTGTGTAGGCGTTTGCAGAGGGAAGAATCAGCAGAAACAATACCGCAAAATAAATCAAACTTATAATCGCAAGAATTAAATAAATTGAGTTGGAATGTTTGAATTTCATAAAGTAATTAAGTTAAAATTCATAGACACCGCGCTTATAATCCTGCTTCGTGTGCCTCTCTTTCTTCTCTTCTCTCGTTCTCTAGTTCGCCATACGAAGCTATATATATATCTTTTTTGATTTCTTCAAGTCGTGTATAGATTTTTTTTTCTAGCCAGCTAGTAATCGTTAAATCTGCGTGTCTTTTTACAATATCATCTATGTCTTTTTCATTAAATTTTTGTTCAATCAATTCTTTTATTTTTGCCTCTATCTCTTTGTAAACTAGATTTGAAACTTCCGAATATAACGATTCTTTATTGCTAAAATAAGATTTTTCAACAAGTTTATCTTTTATCTCTTTTACCGCAATACCAACGGCTTCTCTTTTCGCTTCAAAAAATATGCTGCTCGGCAGTTCATCCATTGAAGCCGTTTTTGCGAGTTCCAGTATTCTGTCTTCGTTTATATCTATAGTTAATTTCATATTTATTTTAAATTTAAAAGCGGAACGGAATCACCCAAAGAATACACGGGCAATTCCCCATCCCATTTTTCTATAGTTTTTAGGCGCACATATTCCGCGCCGCCTTGTTGTTGAATTGCTTTTGCTTGGATATTGATCGCTTCCGCCTCTCCCTTAGCTTCTGCAATCCTTTGCTCTGCTTCATATTTAACCTGCTCAAGTTTGTTCTTTGAGGCTAACGCATTTTGCTCCGCCGTTACCTTCGCCTCAATCGCCTGATTAAATGAAGTAGAAAAATCAAAATTAACTATTGATAATTCATCAACTAGAATGTATTCTTTTGCTAATCTTTCAGACAACGCAATTTTTGCATCGTCTTTCACTCGTGGTCTTTTTGTTATCAATTCTTCCGCAGTATATCTGGCAGTAACGGCTTTAATCGCCTCCTGAATTGCAGGATCAATTATTCTGCTCTTGTAATCCGAGCCAACGGATTGCCATAACTTATTAACTTTGCTCTCATCAAGATGATAATTTAATGCAATTTTTGCGGTAACAATCTGCAAATCTTTACTTGCCGCGCTTGCATCAATTTCCTCTTTTTGTATTTTAATGTCCATTTTAATAATTTTTTGGAAAAGAGGAATTTTGAAATTCAAGCCCTCCGTGAAAATCCGTTCCTCTACCTTTCCGAAAGTCAATAATATCCCTCTTTCCCCGGCGGAAACTACCACAAAAATATCTAAAAAAATACCAATTACTATAAAAATAAAAATCAATAATGCGGTGTGTTTAATTATTTTTTTTCTAAGAAATTTCCCTGCTTCGTTTCTATAGTTAAAATTCATATATTATTTTTTGGTTATCATAATTAAATTTTTGAATTTCATTTCTCTTTAATAAAATTATGTTTTTTAAGCCATTTTTCAATACTTTGCCATTGTTCTTCTCCGTAATCTGCGCTATCAATCCATTCAATGTCGTGGCATTGAACGGCAATTTCTTTTAATGCCCTCGCCATTTTGTTCCTGATTGGCTGATATTTTTTCGCGTATTGATACCATTTGTCTTCTTCTTCAGATTCTTCAGAATTTGATAAATAACTAAAAAGTAAATCGGATAGTTCTTCAATGCCTTCGTATTTATAATCGTAGCTACCGCCGCTCATATTTTTATTTTAAAGATTCCTTTTTAAGTTTTACCCGAACGCGCAAAACTTGATTGCATTCCCAGCATGGACAATCTTCTCTTGGCCTGCAATGCTCGCAATGAAAGCCCGACACGAGACAACAACAAGTAAGCTGATCCGGGTATTTTTCTGAATGAAATCTTAGATTCATAATTTCAGCAAACCCAAATTATCATTTATCATTTCAATAATTTCTTTTTTCCCCTCAAATTCATTTTTTGAAATTGTAAGCTTAAGGGTATTAAGACGGTAGACGGTTTTTGAGTTAAGTTTTTCTTTCAAAATTGCATCTAATTCTTTCTCGTATTTTGTTTTTATACTTTCATCAACGGCGGAAATAACCTCCTGCTCGGTAACCTCTCCGTCATCTGCTTCTTTGCTCTTTTCTCTATTTTCGCCATTGTTAAGTTTGTATTTTTCTGCCATATTTTCGCATTCAGGACATAGTTCGTAGCTGTGTTCTTTTTTTGTTTTTTGGGCTTGTTCATCAGAAATTGCAGTAAACTTTCCATTTTTCGTACATCTATTACAAAAAATCTCTATGGCAACTATGTCTTGGGTTTTGCCGTCATCTGTTTCGGCGACCATCTCCTCAAAAGAATAATAGCCGTCAAGGGCTTCGGGACAAAAAAATCGTGCCGCCTCGCCAAACGCCTTATACATCAGCATGTTTTTTTTGTGTTTCACCCAAACATCTTTCTTTATTCCGTTTTTTGTTGTGGTTAAGCCTCTTTTTTCTGCCTCTTGAAAGGTGAATACGGCCGAATACTTCCCTCTGTCATCGCGCGAAAGCGTAACGGATGCTGTCTCGTCATTACAATCTCCCCAGTCCACCCGATACCCCGCCTTAATTACCTGCGCAATCTGCCTTTGCCCATAGAGCGTTAATTTTCCATTGACAAAATAAAAGGACTGCAAAGATTCTATCGGCTTAAGTCCGATCTCACGCCCGGCCTGCAAAACCATGAGCACTTTCGCAGGGTTATCAATACCTTCCGGCAGGGCTTTGCTTTGATAAAACGCCTGCGCCATCACCGTGAGCGTGTTCCACAATGCAGGCGCAAAGTATTTATCTATATCGTTTTTACGAATTATTTCAGTCGTCATATTTTTCTTTGTAATATTAAATTAAATCAGTTAGGTGAACCTCCACCTAATTTCTAAATCTATTTTCTTATAGTATTTTTTTTTCCCATTCACGATATTGGACAAATTCCCTAAAAAGGGAATCAATGACTTGGTTTGGGGTGATGTCTCCTATCGGTTTTTTTTCTCGTTTTTTTAACAATTTTTTCATATTTTTAAATTAAATTTTTCCCTAAAATAAACTTTAATTTCCTCTGCTTTTTTTTCCAGTTCCTCATCGTGCGCCTCACAAAGCTCCCTACCTATAGATCGTCTTGTTTTTTGCGCCTGCACGAAACCTATGATCATTCTATTTCCTTCTTTTTCGCATCGCTCACAAAAATATTCCTTGTCAAATTCTATTTCACCGCCCAAAACTTTTTTCTTGTATATTTCATTCAAGCAATGCTCACATTCACAAGGCGCCCAAAATTCTTCCTCATCATCCTCCTTCGCAAACGGCTCTCTGTTCATATTTTTCTTTTGGATTTTCTGCATGGGTTTTTTGGGCCTGTTCCCTTGCGTATTCGCCGTGATCAATTAAAAGGGCAAAAAGAAATTCATAATCAAGCCCTGTGCCGATTTTTCCGCGCTCATACTCTCTCCATTCAGTACAAAATTCCTCAAGCACCATCGGGTTTTCTTCTATGCTTTTTTTTGCGGAAAAAATTTTATCCATATCCGTTGTAACGCGCGCGCTCTCATTCCGAAAAAATATCTCCAACTGCGGCAAACAAACCTCATTCAAAAAATCTTTATAAAATTTGTAGTTAAAAGTTTTGTCCATATAATTTTCGCAGGGACTTGACCTGTTGATCAATTAAATCCCCAAAAATATAATCAAGGATATTTTTTTGTTTTTCTATGTTTATTGCGCGGCTTCTTATTTCATTGTGCCGCTGAACTGAAGGGTGCGACCACCCTCTTGGTGCAATAATTTCTGCCATATTTTTTAAAACCTTTCGTATATCACAAAATTGTGCTATACTACTTGGTGAAAAGAGCCGTCCGACTAAAAACGGGCGGTTTTGTTTTAATTCTCTTCCTCTTCCTTCTCTGCCTCCTCCTCTTTTTCTTCCTCATCGCCAGGAAGGTCTTTGTCTTTTTCCTCGTCCATATTTTTTTTGGTTAGATAAATAAAATTTACTATTTTAATCTCCTCTGTCATTTCTTATTTTGCGCAAAAGCTCCTTTTCCTTTGGTGTGTAATTATGTCCTTCCTCCTCATTGCGCGGTACGGGCAAAATCTTTAAAGAGTTGTTGAAAACAATTTTTCTGCTGATAAATAAATCTATCAACTTTCGCAAAGCCTCGTTCATCGTTATCTCTTGTTTCGCCGCTTCAACCTTCAGCCCGCGATGCTGTTCTTTATTTAGATGAAGACCTAAAATTATTTTTTCTTCCATGTTTTTATGCTTTATTTAAAATTATACTTAGTTTTCTCTTACTGTTTCAACAAATTCTAAATCCCACGCAAATTCTTCTTTTCTCCAAAGTTTTCCCGGGGGCGGAGCGTTATAGGTTGTTTGCATCTTGTCTATTCTCCCATAAAGATTTTCTTTCCAAGAAAGAAATTTCTCTGCTTCTTCCAAAGACTCCGACCTAAACACTTCCTCTACTTCCAGTTCGTGAATTTCGTCTCCAACCCTTTCTTTGTAAACTATATATACAGTTTTCATAATTCTTTTTTTACTAATTTAATTTTACGGTAAATACAGTATACACCATTTTTTTACTCTTGTCAAGTTATTCGGAAATCCCGAATAACTGAAATTCATCAAAATTTGCCCGCTGGTGAGAAAAAAATACTCTCAAGCGCTAATACACTACCTGAAACCATTATAAAACGCTAGGAAGTGCCTTTTTGGATAAATTTGCCTATCATGGAACGATGTCGGACAGACTTTGAGCGATAGAATTTGCATACGCGCCCTTATTTTTAAGTTTTTCTATGTCGCGGACGTCAATTATTACCTTCAAACATTCATCAAAACCTTTTTTTTCGCATAAAAGTATCCAATTATTCAAACTTTTTTCATCATCAATCTTTTTAAGCTCATAACTTAATTGCTCTTTTTGCGCTGGCGTTATCTTGACGTTCCCCTTCTTTTCTGTTTTTTTTAAAATTTCGCTCTTTAACGTTCTTTTATTACTTTCTCTTTCATTACTATCTCTGTACATCAACTGATGATACCTTGACACATCATTTGGTGATACATCAACTGATGATACATCAACTGATGATACCTTCTTATAGGCAATTAGTGTTTGTGTTTCTAGCCTCACTTTCTTTCTTTTATCCTTGAAAACTCTTCGTATATATCCTTCGTTTTCTAGCCTAGAAAGTGCGTTTCCAACCGTAACAGAATTTTGAAGGTTTATGATTTTTCCAATAACTTCGTTGGATGCCGTGCAATGTCCATAGCGAAGATGCTCAAACCAATATATTACCGCATAAATCATCTTGTCTAACGGATGCAATTTTTTATCTACCGCTATCTGAAACGGAATAATTAAAAAGTCGGGGTGGAAAACAGGCTGGGATTCGTTCGGCATATTTTAATTTGTTTTAAACTAAATAAAAAAACTCCCTAATGACTTTGCCCGCTCTCATGGCGGATTACTCGCCATACCGCTTTCGCGGTACGGGCAAAATCACTAAAGAGTTTTTTGTAAATGTAATCGCTTTGAGAGATTTGAATTTTTATATTATATATCATTTTGTTTTTGCTTGCAAGCCTGTACAATCAACCTTAATTGTTTCAGATTAAGAATACATTAAATAATTTGTCTGAATTGTCAAAAAGTTGTGGGGTAAAAGTGGATAACAAAAAAAAGCCCCTTAAGACTAAGGAGCTTTTCCGCCTATGCAACCTCCACTATAAGCGGAAGGAAGGCAAATCTAATCTACAAAAGTAGAAATTGAGAATAATCCACTCGGCACTGTACAGAAATGAGCTGTTAAATTCATCAAGTACAGTATAGCATACTTTTTTTTAAAAATCAAGCCCGATACAAAAAAACAAAAAGCCCCGCTTCTCATAGACAGGGCTTGTTGGGCGATGATATGTTTGCCATCTTATTGCAAAAATACCATCGCCCAAACAGCCTACCAGCATCATAACATATTTTTTTTGCCATTGCAATCAAGGTGGTGCCCCCCTGGCGGAATCCCTTCACCGAGAGGGGCTTTCCCTTTTATCTCTTTTGAAATTTTTTGTCAAGAATTTTAAACGTGATAAAATAAATTCTGTGTCCGCGCGGCGCGGGGATAAGCTCCCGCAGAACGCAACAACAACGAGGTTGGTCGGTTATGATGTGCTAGTACATTTTTCCGACTTCATAACGCAAAGCTCTCCTGCGCCATCTCGTGCGCTAGTTTCAACGGAGAGGCGGACACACATTATGGGAGGGTAGACGATCCTGTGAGCCGTCTGCGGTGCAATTCCGCTTTGCCTCTGGGGTATAAAAGAACAACCAACGCGCGCATTGCAAAAGTTGTTCATCCCTGCGGGTCAAACCCCGCGCCCTCCCACTTCAAACCCCAAATGATATCAAAAGAATCCATGTTGCTGAAAAGTTGTTTAGAGTTATTATCGTGGAAAAAAATTTTTCATTATCGCAATAATTCGGGAGCATTTAAAACAGACAGGGGGGGGTTTTATAGATTTGGAGAAAGCGGGTCGCCAGATATAATCGCCATATTGAGAATAGGAGGATTATCTGCTATTCTAGGACTAGAGCTAAAAGTAAATAAAAATAAAGCAACGCCCAATCAAACTAACTGGGGGAAAAGATTTGAGAGCGAAGCCAACGGATTTTGGTTTATTATAAGGAATCTTGAGGATTTAGAGAAGTCGCTTAAATATGTCCATACTGAAGCAATGCAAATTATGCAGAAAGGGATTTTACGTTAAATTAAGTCATTTTAGCAGAAAATTACGTAGTAATGTTTAAAGTAGAAAAGATACTATGAATACGGATATACAAAAGTTCGGGAATCATTTTATAGAAGTTACACCAGATAAAACAAACGGATTGCCAGAAAAGGCTTTTTGTTTAGTGTGCGGAAACTTGAAAATTGTAAAAGGCAACATACTTCACCCTTCCCCTGCCCCACCCCCGCATTCTTGAATTTAGTTTTTAATTTAGTTCAAAGATATTTCATATTACAAAGAGTGTTACAGAGAGACATGCTTGATTTTATCCAAAAAGTATGCTATACTAGTTAGGTAATGCGGAAAACAGTAACAAAATAAAGAATACTTGCAAGTGTTCTTTAGGGACACCAAAAATGCCGCTCCGCATTACAGTAAAGCGGTATTTTTAATTGCCGCGACTAACGTGGTTAATGCTCGTGGAGCTATGATAGAGGTGCGCTTCTATCAGGCTATGAAGCGAGAATCCTGCATAAGCGGGACTCTTTTTTGGTAATATGATTGGACGCGGATACCCGTAGAAATATGGGTATCCAGTTCAAAAAAAACTATGGGAGAAAGAACACAAAGAATAATAAACTTTTACGCGCATGACTACAGAGATATAGCAATGAAAGAGGACGACTTGGGAAACATGCTAGAGGGGTTTTTTGAGAGTATAGATTGCGATCATGAATGCACTTCAAATTGCCGTAGAAACGGCTGTAATTGCGATTGTGGCAATTTTCATTTTTAAAACTATGAATTATAAATCATTAAAAATTGAACAGGTTGAAAATGGATACGTTGTTACCTATCTTGAAGAAGAAGATGACGGAGTTTTTGCGAAGGTTATCAGGCTTTTTGAGTTTGAGGAAGATGACGAAGAAATTGCAGAGAAAAAAACAATGGAAAATTTACTCTATTTTGTATCTGATTTTTTTGGCTTTTTTGATGATAAATTTTCATGTGATAATCTAAATATCAAATGGGATAAAAAAGGAGATGAACACGAAGACGAACGAGAGCCCTGAAAGAATAGTCAAGAAAGGAATTTTAGCCAATGGATTAAGAGTTTCTACGTAGCCGATCATTCAATAAGAAAAATAAAAAACTATGAAAAAAATAATACAAAAAAATATGAATTTGATGTGTTGTGTTTTTTCGGAAAAAAATCTAAAGATAGCCATTGAAGTGTGTAAAGAGCTAAAAAATCAACAGAATAAACCCTTTACTTGGGGAAAAGATAATGTATACCTAACAACCTGTCCCCACTGTAGAAAACATCTTCAATATCCAAGTATGGTACCCAAAGTAATTTGCTATAAGTGCGGGGAAATTATAGATAATATTTTAAAGTTCTCTGATCTCCTATGAAATATCTTTTACGCGGATATAACTTAAAAATATATCCAACTGAACAACAAAAGTGTACTTTCCAAAAATACTTCAACGGCGTTAATTTTGTCTATAATTGGGGACTTGAACAAAGAATCAAACACTATCAAGAAACACAGAAAACACTATCTTTGTACGAAACTCAAAAATTATTAACTTTGCTTAAAAAAGAGAAGGGGACTGCATGGCTGAATGAAGTGAACGCGCAATCATTAACCTTTGCTCTACAACGCGTAGATAACGGCTTTAGAAACTTTTTTCGTAGAGTTAAAAAAGGTGATAAAGAGCTTGGTTTCCCCAAATTTAAATCATCAAAGATAACTGAACAATCTTTTTATTCTCAACAGGGCAATTCCTTGAATCTTAACCAAAAGAACAAAATAATTGTTTACAGGCATAAGAAGGGAGGCAAACATCTGAATTTTTTGAACATAATGAATGTAAAAAATATCGCTGTTTGTATCTCTTCGGTGAAATATAAAGAGGAGTTGGAGAAGGGGATTGTCAAGGGGGTTACAATCACAAGACAGAAAGACGGTAAGTTTTTTGCTTCATTGTGTGTGAATATTCCATGCGCGGCTCTGCCTAGAATAGACAAAGCCAAAAAAAGCAGTATTAAGATTGATCTTAATACATGCAATCCTTATGTTGCATTCTCTAAAAATTTAGGGTTGCCGATAAACCATTGGGATTTTTTAAACGTAGACTTGCAAAAAATAAAAAGGCTAGATAGAAAATTACCGCGTCAAAAGCAGGGGAGTGTGCGGCGCGAAGAGACAAGAAAGAAGCTGGCGCGGCTTCATTGTAAAATTGCAAACCGTCGAAAAAGTTTTCTAAATAATATCAGTAAAAAAATAGTTGAGAATTATAAAAAAATAGTAATAAATGATATGTATATTGCTGGTTCACTTTTACCAAAACAACGCAAAAAAACACGGGACTTTAATCGCACATTGTTGGATAAGGGAATGGGGGAGTTTAAAAGGCAGTTGGTTTATAAGGCGGCATGGTATAAACGCAAAATAATTTTGGTTTAACCCTAGTCTTTATTTTTCACGATGTGTATTTTAAAGCAAAAAAAGAATATGAAGGAAAAATATGATATTAAAAATTTCCTTTAAAATAAAGGTTTTAAGTGTCTAATCATGTTATCCTAAAAAGAGTGTTGTAGAGAAGTGGTCTGCCCAGTAATCGTCAACGAGTCTAATCATGTTATCCTAAAAAGAGTGTTGTAGAGTCCGACGATTTCATACCATCGTCGGTTTGGTCTAATCATGTTACCAAAAAGGAGTGTTGTAGAGCTATGGAGCTCGTGCTTATCTAAAAACTTATTTTAAAATATGAATTTTTGCGTAAAACATTCTCAATATTATTCAGAGTATTGCGTGTATTGCGGCTATCCTGTGGTAATGCAAACCACAACAAATACCTACACTTGCGACCCCACCGACCCCACCGTAGGCCCCTGCGGATCCACCGGCCCCAACAGATTTGGTGTAGATTGCAATATTAAAGGGGGAGTATGCCCGACACACAAAGCCTTACATGATTGAACAATAAATATGTTCGCATAATGTATATTAAGCGAATATATCATAGCTGAATGACGCGGGCCCGCGTGCGCGTGCGTGGGCGTGGTCTTCGTGGTCGGGGGCGCGGTCGCGGTCGGGTTCGTGAGTGTAAAAAGCAACTATAGAGGATTACTCTACAGTTCAAAAAGTATGTAGAGAAACTTCCTGATGTAACACATAAAAAAGATTGGCTTGAAATTGCAGATTACTTGAGTAAATAAAAAACACGCGTATCCACGTGTTTTTTAAACCTCTGATAAGTTTTTCTGATAGTTGCTGTTTTTTAGCTATTCTTTTTTTGCGGAAAAGAAACTACCATACTTTAACTAAAACGAGAAGTAATTATTACTCCATTATACATCATTTTTTGCCTTTTGTCAATCTTAATCCCCTGTTAAAATTTTAAATCCTTTTGGTTCAACTTCTTCTATCTCCCTTACAATATACGAAGGAAAAAGAATTTTAAAATTATCAAAATTCATATCAAGATGATGATATTTTTTATCCTCTCCGAATAAATATAAAGCTGGTCTCCCTATTATTTTATAAAAAACAGGCTGTATGTCCGCCATAGAACTTTTGAAGTTAGATATAAGTAAAGTTGAGCTTTGTTTTGGCTTTATGAGATTTGCCGCCCAATCATCATCAAGCATTGTGCCGTAACAGCTTTTGGAAGGGTTGAATTTTCTATGTGGAACAATATATTTGATTGTCGGATATATACGCTTTAGGTCAAGCATGAGATTTTTAAGCGCATCTCTCAATTGTAATGACGGATAGCCATGATCATAATCCCCTACCATGCATATACCTATAGAGTTCATATTAACCCTATAACTACTCGCATGGTATCCGACATCGTGTAAATCCCTTGTATTCTTTTTCTCCCCTTTTGCTCCGACAATAAAATGGTATGCGATGTTTAAGCCCATGCTTTCTTTTTGCGGATTATCTTTTATCTCATTTACAAACCTTCTTTTATGCGTATTGTTTATGCTTGCAATAGTTTTATTAAAATCAAGACTGGCGGGTGTTACGCTGTGATGCACTACGATCGTGTCAATTTGTTTTAAATTTCTCATAACTTTTTTACTTTTCCAAAATAGTTAAGATCCTTTCTATTTTTTTATCTATCTCGTTAATTTTTTTTGTGTTTTCACTTTGCTGAATTTTCACATCAGCTATTGCACTCTGTATATGCGAAAGCTCATTTTGAGAAATAGTGTCAATATCTTTTTGTATGGAGATAATTTGTTTTTCTATCTTATTGACGGGATTTGTGAGGTAAAGAAAGCCTATCAAGATAAAGCCAGTTACTGATATAAAGAGGCTTACTTCGTTAAAAAGTACCTTGCGAATTGCGGTATCTTCTAGTTTGTCTTGAGTGGGATTCATTCTTTAAATTTCAATGCTCCTTTTTTAAGCTTAAGCCCTCCACCGATTGGTTGTGTTTTTCCTTTCTTGGAAGGGATTGATTGACGTATAATTTGTGTCGCTTGTGATGCGCCAGGTACTCCAAATAAAGAACCAACCGCGCCAGTAGCTCTCACACCGCCTTTTATTTTTGTTTTTAATGCCTTTCCTTTAACAATTTGTCCCGATCCGCTTACCACGTCATCTATTGCGTTTATAATTGGAACAGGATTAGACGAATATTCCAGAGAAGAAATAATTTGTCCCGCTATGGGTACGGATTGAAGGGCATTTAGTGTCATTGCCGCCTCAAAAGACATTCTGTCTTCATCTTGTTCATCATCTCCAAAAATAGAACCAACAAAAGAAATAGCTCCTTTCGCGGTACGGCGCAATCCTTCTTCTAATGCCGCCGCGACTACAATAAGAAGTAAAAATGATGTCGCGGCTTTTTTATAATTTTTTTCTTTAATTCCCAGTCGCCAAATTTGCCGATTGATATTATCCCATCTATTAAGCATAAAACTCTGAAAAGTCAAAATGGCTTTATTAAGTGAGCGATTCTCGGTTATGCCCATTCCCGTTGTCAACGCAAGAGGCTGGTCTTTGAAAAAAGACGATCCCTGCGATTGCCTCATTATCCGTGTTGCCTCTTGTATCAATGCTTTATCAGGTTTTGCCCAATCAATCGTTATACCCTTTTTTAAGGCAAGTTTTTGATATGTTCCCGCTACTGAAACAGCACGCATTAAACCGTCTAAAATCTTAAGAGGAGTCATCCCGATTTTGGTAGCTTTGGCAAAAAATACATCTTCTAATTCACGAAACGCTATATCGTCTCCGATAGCTTTCTTTGCTTCAGGAAAATTATCCATTACAAACGCACGCCATTCTTTTGACGTTGCTATGGAATACGCGCCTTTGCTCGTCCATTCTACTCCAATGGTCGCGGCGGTGTCGGCAAAAGATGAAAGCTGAACTAACGCGGAAGACAATCTAAATGCAAGCACGCCGATAGATAAATTTTTACGTATCACATCTAACGCGGCAATTCTTTTTGCTCCCTCTGAACCACCTTTACGCGCCATCAGGTCAAGCCACTCCTTCCAAGCCAATGCTCCCACATCGCCTAATTTAGTCCGCATTTCAGGTGAATTAACTATCTCAAAATACATCTTCGTGTCGCGTCCCATTGTGAGCATATAAGCGACATCATCAGAGTGTCTTTGGGCTATTTTCCTAGCGTCAATCTGAATTTTTTGCTTCCCTGCCCCCACTCTTTTTTTTGTAAATCCCTCCTCAACTTTTTTCGTTAATTTCCGAACAGCATCATAAGAACGGTCGCCAAATCTGTCAAAAATTTCCAATTCATTCATCGCGTCAAAGTCGGTCATAAAGGACATATAATTTTCAACTTTGCCGACATCAACATTATACTCGTCAAGCATATACTTCTTTACGGCGGGGTAGGTCGCCTCGTTGAATTTTTGAATTGCATCATAAAATTCTTGTTCCTCGCCGGTCAAAACAATCGCGTCTGCCTCCTCTTTTGTTATCTCGTTATTTGCTAACCTTTCATAGCCGCCATTCTGTACCCGTGCGCCGTAAACCCCTACCCTGTCTACCTGTCCCTGCGACAATATGTTCCCCAATTTCAGCATTTCTTCCTCTAACTCCTTAAAATTGGGTATATTGATGACTTCTCTCTGTAGGTAACTTCCAAAACTTAAATCTAAATCCGCTTTCATTGGTTGCATTCCAGTAATTTCAGCAAGTCCGTCAATGGGGGTAAGCCCTACTTTGCTTCTTCTTAGATAGTTTCTTGTTTTAATATAACGCTCCGCCCATCTTCTCAGTTTTTCTCCAATCAATCGCGGAGGCGGTTGAAATGAATCCATTCCCGATACTATCCCAAGCAAATTTTCTTTCCGTGTTTCTTTCTCAAAATTGTAGATTGCTCGTTTTGCTTTGAGCACGGTTTTGCCTTTTCGCGCTTCAAGCTCTATTGCCTGCTGAAGTCCTTGTATTTGAGACAAAGTAATTTTATCTTTTGGAATTCGTCCAAGAATTTTTAATTTATTAAGTACTCGTTTTGGCATTTCTACATCTTTGCCAAGCGACGCTTGGCGTGCAATAAAGTCGGCTGTCGCCTTCAATCTTTTTATTGTTTTTTCGCTGTGTCCGATTAACTCATACCCTTCAACAATCTCTTTAATTCTATTTCTATAATCCGCAGAGATTGACGGGCTATCCTTTAATTTCTCAATAGACATCTTTAGTTTTCTTATTCCTTCATCAATTTCTATCTGTCCCACTCGCGCTTCAACTCTCATAAATGCCTTTGCGACATCTTTTTTATCTTTGGCATTTGTTGCCATTGTGATAAATTTACCCCTCTCTTTCAAAGGCAAATTTTCTTTAATATAATTCACAACCTCTCCCCTGCTCTGCTTTGCATCAACGATTTTATTTTTAAGATTTGAGATTATATTCTCCTTTTTAATTCGCATCTGTATTCCTTGCTTCAAACTTTTAAGCTGTTCAGCTCTTATGGCTGTTTCAAGCTTAATCGCTTGCCTGTTAAGCGTCTCCGCTTTTGCGCGTTCGGCTCCTGTTTTAAATCCAGCTTTTGCGCCGAATGCTTGTTGTTTAAATCGTAAAGCCAGCAGTCGTTTATCTGTCAAAGTTTCTTTTTGCGCGGCGGTTGTTGGTTGTAAGAGTCCTTTTTTTGTAAATTTTACTTCGGGAATAGTTGCCTCTTTTATTATTTTTCTCGCGTCAACTATCGGCTTTACTTCAGCAGGTTTTATAAAAGTAGGCGCAAAGGGTTTAGGCGCGGGTTGTTTCACCGCATCCCGCTCTGCTTTTAGTTGAGAGCGGGTTGGCTTTAGTGATAGAAAATCTTCTGCTGATTTTTTAGGCCAGTAAACATTTTCACCTTTTGTTGCTTTCTGGGCAGTTTCAATTATATCATTCCATCTATTTGAAATTTCTCTAATAATTCCATCTGTCCTATATTCTAATGCTCCGTTAGGTGTGTGTATTTCTGAAGTAAAAAGGTTATCAAAAATATAAGCATCTTTTTTCCAAATTGCTCCTCCGTGTGCGTGCCATTCTTCTGATGGATTTATTCCGAGAGTTTTTAAGAAAGATGATTGGCCTTCCACCATTTTTTTAACCCTGTCTATGTTATCACCCTCAATCTTTTTAACATTTACCGAAAAACTATCCCAGTTTTTTTCTATTTGTTGAACATTCCTTTTTGCTAAATCAAAGTTTATATCACCAATTTCTTTATTTTTCATTGGAACAATCCCCCCCCGTACCCACTCATCAAAAGACATACCAGAGGCTTTGGCTTTGGAGATTGAGGAGAAGTCTTTAGAAATTGCCAACGGAGTTTCCTTAACGGGTTGCATTTGGACTCCTCTTGGCAATACTTTTTCTCGTGGCAACGCATCGGCAAAATCTTTCAAATCAGCCAATCTTTCTTTTATCGGTTCTATAATTTCATCTCTATATTTATCTATTTTGAATGACCAATCTAAAAATTCCTGCAGGTTATAATCAGGATGCATTTTTGATTTAATTTTTCCATTCCATTTATATCTAGGATCGTCTCCAATAACCTTATACATCCTTTCTATAGCATTATCTAAACTCTTTTGCATCGTCCCTACTCTTCCATACGCTAAATCAAGATTTTTAGAAATAACGTCTGGTGTGCCTGTTGGGAGTAATGGCTTTATAACTCTCCCTTTTGTTTCAATCGCGCTCACTAATAATTCAGATTGTTTCATCAAATCGTCTATAGTTCGCACTCCGCTCGTATTTCCTCCAGCTTTTATATACTTATTCGCTAAATTTTTTAACGCTTGATCCCGTGTGGTTTTCGTCAATATGCCTTTTCCTATCTGTGGAGTAATTTTAGATTTAAATTCGCCTAAAGCCTCTTTCAATAAATATTTTTCAACACCCACCTTTTTAATTGGCGTTATTGCTCCAATCGCGGCTTGCATTATTGCTTCCATTGCCGCGCGATCCGCAACTGCGGCATATCGCGGAAGCAAGTCAATTTGTGAGCGTAAAACTTTTTTTAAATCAGGAGCAAACATTTTGACCTGCAACATCTCCAAATTTGAAAAAACATCGCTGTTTTCTAAAAAGTCTATAAACTTTTTATCAATCACAATAATATCCTTCTCGTTGGGCGGCGGGGGAACATATCCTTTTTGCGCTAATTCAGGGCTTATAAAATACGTTGGCTTTGTTAAAAGAGAATGCAGTCTTTGTTTCTCTTTTTGGCTTTCTGGTTCAACTAAATTCCTTATAATTCCCAACGCTCCCGATACTCCTTGTTTTACGCTTTGGGGCAAAGTCTTGGTCAAAGGTTCAAACCCTTGTGATATATTTGATTTGAGGGTTGAGAATAAATTGTCCTTTCTTTGCGCCATGTTCTCCCGCGCCGACTTCTGCGCTAATTGATGAGTAATTGTCCTGCGAATGATTAAATCAAGTTCTGCCTGCGGAATAGGGGTCATTATTTGCGGCTTTGAAACAGGCGTCATCGGGGCGGGTTTGAGCAATGGCAAAGAAACAGAAGACATGCGAGCAGGCAACGGCGTCATGGGGTATTGAGTTGGCAAAGGAGTAAAATTTGCCATTATTGTTCAAATAATTCTTTCATAATTTCTTTATCGCTGTATTGCTGTTTCCTTAATTGCTCAACTTTTATAATCAGTTTATTTAATTCTTTTTCCGAAATTTTAAGTCCATTCTCTTTTAAAAACTCCCTCGTTATAAATTTTTTAGCCTCCTCTTGGGTTTTTCTATACTCAACTACTTTTTCTACTCTTACGTTTTGCGAATCTTCCTGTACTGCGCCCGCTTGTCTTTCTTCTATAGAAAGTGGGTTGTTTAGGTTCTCTTCGGCTTTATTAAATTCTTGTAAATAAAAAAATGCATCTTCTAATTTTACGGGTCCTGGCAGAGCCCGCCTGTCTTTATTGAAAGACACCATTGCCCGCGATATTGTAGCTTGAGCTATACCGCTACCGAGAACAGATCTTTGATATGTTTCGGGAATATCAGAAATTCCCCATCCGTCAATTTTTCTCTTTTCTGTTGGAGTAACATTAGGCGTTTTAGTACCAGTAATTATTCCTCCTGTGGTTTTTGACGGCGTCGAGGGCGCGGTATATACCGCTTCCCCTGTTACGGGATCGTAAATTGATGCGCCTGGACTTACTTCTATTGGTGCTTGTTTTTTCTTCATTTTTGTATAATCCAAAGCACTTATAACCGCTTGTCTTGTTTTATCATTCAACCCTGTGAGATACGTTGCCAGCTTTTCGGGATCGGCTTCTATAGCTTTTGCATAATTCTCTATAACGCTTTGAGGCGCGACCATCTTTTCCGCAAATTCTTTATTAAATGATGTCGCTTTTGCATACACATCTTCAAAATTAGCAATCGCTGTTTCAGCTTGTTTCATTTGGAATGCGTTTTCGTCAAATTCGGGTCGTAAAGCAGATATGTTTCCTGCTCGCATAGCTGATTGTTGCGCAGGCGAGAATGTTCTTAATTCTTCAGGTGTTATTTGTTCTTGCTCACCTAGAGCCGTTCTTTGCAAAGCACGTTGTCTTTTAAGTAATTCATTCGTATTTACACCCTTTGCTTTTTTTAATAAATCGATCAAAAGCATATTAAAATTGTCTGACGGGTTTTGTGTTTGAGGCGTTATTGGCGGAGTGGCTGTGGCAGAAGGCAGGAAAGGGTTTGCTGTATTATTCATTGTCATACTATTTATTTGAGCTTGTGGTTGTATAGTATTCACGGATAATTGTCTTGGTGCTTGCGGGCTCCACCCTTTTTGTTTTGCATAATTAAGATTTTTGATGTCTTCGGGCGAAGGTGTACCTTGATTCAGTCTTGTATTTGCAATTTCCAATCCTTTTAATTGTTGCGGTGTAAATGTAAATGCCATAAAATTTATAATCCCTTTAAGTCTAAAATTCGTTGTTGACGATATGCTTCTTCCAATGCTGATTTTCTTTGGCTTATATCAACAGTTCTTTGTTTTGGAATTTCGCCTATTAACTGACCCTGCGGATTGTATAAAACCCGACTGCTCTGCGGTGTGAATTGCCCTCTTGTGTCAATTCCGTATTGAGTTAATGACGGAATAGAAAGCCCCCCAAATTCAGTACTTCCTATTCTTCTTTCTGCTTGCCGTGCGGCATCCTCTCCTGCCCGCTGGGCTTGTCTAAATGATTCATCAAGTAAGTTCCCCTGCTCTGAAAACAGTCTGCGTTCTCTGTTTCCTCGCTCACTGCCAAAAGCAAGCCCGGCTTGCGCTTCTGCTTCTGCTTGTGCGCCAATCTTCTCTTTAAATGGCTCTTTGGACTGTTGTATATTTTTTTCATAATCTTCTTGTAGTCTTTGAAAAGAAATATCCAAATCTTTTTGTATAAATCCAATCTGCTCTTGGTAATAAGGGTCAAGTTCAGTATGCGCTTGAGTTAAAAATTTAGCGGCTTGTTCTGGCGTAATTTCTATTTTTGGGTTCACCATTTTACCCTTTTTTATAGTTTCTGCCGTTGTTCTGGCAACATTGAGATAAGTTGATTTTAATTCATCTGGAAGCGCATCAAACATTGCTTTAGTTTTTGGGTCTTTTAACTGCTCACTTAAAAAAGGGTCTTGCGTTATCAACTCATTAAGTAATTGAGCAAAAGATTCATTTAGTTGCTTTGGCGTGAGGATTGTCTGTGATTGCCCTCTCTCGTATTCTGCGACAAGA